TTCTGGTGCAGCTCCTGTAGCGTGGTGGCAGTTAGGTGAAAATAGTAGTTTCAATGGAAATGATTGGATTGTAGCTGACGAAATAGGATCAAACAATGGAGAAAGTAATGGTATGCCAGTAAGCGCTTTAACAAACGGTGTAGGTACAACAGCTAATGGAGTGTCTAGCGGAATGTCAGAAGGTAGTTTAGTAGGTGACGCGCCATATAGTACGGCTAATGCAATATCAAGTGGTATGCCGGTTACAGCTAGAGGAATAGATGTACCGTCGTAAAAAAAAAATAAAACAAGTAAATATATAAATAACAAGTAATTAACAAATAACAATTAAACAATGGCAACAACTTATGTAGTAATTAACTTATCTGATACAAACGCAGTTTTGTTCAGTCAAGTGAATCAGTCTTCTGCTCAAACAATGAGAAGAAACGTAGCTAACACAGAGGGTGTTTTGTCTTTTCAGGTAGAGCCTAGCTTTATTACAAACGGTTCGTTGACACCTGTTGGGACTTATACTCATGAAGAGATATTAGTCTTATTAGCTACTCCAGAATGGACACCTGCTGAACCAGGACCAGGAGAGTAAATAAAAACAAACAATTAAATCAAATCAAATGAAAATTAAAGAAGAAGAATTATTATTAATTCAAGAGCAACAAAAACAGCTTAACGAGCTTGTTCACAACATCGGATTATTAGAAAGCCAAAAGCATGGATTACTTCATGAAATAGCTGGAGCTAATAAAGAAATAGAAGATTACAAAGAGGTTTTAGAAGCTGAGTATGGTGCTATCAATATTAATGTTGAAGATGGTACTTATACTAAGATAGAAGAAGATGTCGAAAGTAATAAGGAAGATTAGTATAGGTTCTGACTACAAGAACGATGCAATGCATTATTCAACTGGTCAGGAAGTATACGGTGGACATACTATTAGTGATATTCTTTTTGAAGATCAAGATCAGTCATATAATATTTTTATAACTAAAAATGATGAAGTCTTGCCTTGGAAAAAGTTTAACGCTAATATGGCAATATCTGTAGAGTACGATTTAAAGTACTAATGAAAAGCTTATATAGCTTTATTGTAAAACCTTTAAATGAAAGGTATGACAATATTAAAAAAGTTGATGATAAAACACTCATCATTAATACAGGTATTGAAAACCATAGGTTTGTTAGTAAAAAAGCTGCTGTTGTATCTACTCCAGCGGCTTACACCTCAAAGATAAAAGTAGGTGATGAGCTTTACGTACATCATAATATATTTAGAAGATGGTATGATCAAAAAGGTAATGAAAGAAATAGTTCAACCTTTTTCAAAGATGACTTATATTTTGTTTCACAAGAACAAATATACATGTATAATCTTAAACCACATTTAGATTATTGTTTTGTAAAACCACTTAAAAACCAAAACTTATTAGAGAACAGGAAAGAGCAACCTAACGTTGGTATAATGAAATATAGTAATAGTTCATTAGAAGCGCTAGGAATCACCCCTGGAACACTTATTACGTTTACCCCAAATTCTGAGTTTGAATTTATAATAGATGGTGAACGACTTTATTGTATGAAATCAAATGATATAGCTTTAACTCATGAATACCAAGGAAACGAAGAAGAAAATAATCCAAGCTGGGCAAAAAGCAGTTGAGGAACTTATAAAGGTAGCAAAAGAAAAGATTGTAGACTCAGACGACGATGTAAGCGCTGATAGATTAAAGAATGCTGCCGCTACTAAAAAGTTAGCTATATTTGATGCTTTTGAAATACTTAATCGTATTCAACAAGAAGAAGATATACTAAATGAAAAACCAAAAGAAGTTAAAGAACAAAAGTCTTTTAGAGGTTTTGCAGAAGGGAGAAGTAAGTGAGTTACGAACAAGCACTTTGGAAAGAAATTAAGGACGTTGTAAATCCTAAGATATTAGCTAAAAACAATAGATTTAAAAAATGGGAGTATGGTTATAACTCTGATTATGATTTTATAGTAATAAGTAAAACTGGAAAAATTGGACAAATCATTGAAATACAAGATCTCAGGATTGCTTTACCGGCAACAGATGAACCGTTTAAACGAAGCGATAAAAAAGCGGAACAATACTGGGAAAGACAAGACTACCCAAAAGAATTAAGTAAAATCAAAAGTAGATTTGACTGGGAAGAATACCCAGCTGAATTTAAAGAAAAGTGGTATGATTACATCGACGAAGAATTCAAAAGGCGAGAAAATGGTTATTGGTTTTACAATAACGGCATGGCTAATTACATTACTGGTACTCATTACATGTACCTCCAATGGTCAAAGATCGATATTGGAGCACCAGACTATAGAGAAGCAAATAGACTCTTCTTTATATTTTGGGAAGCATGTAAAGCAGATACAAGATGTTACGGAATGTGCTACCTTAAAAACAGACGATCTGGATTCTCTTTTATGTCGTCAGCGGAACTTGTTAACCAAGCTACAATATCTTCCGATGCTAGATTCGGTATATTGTCCAAGTCTGGTTCGGACGCCAAAAAAATGTTTACAGATAAAGTTGTACCCATATCAGTCAACTACCCGTTCTTCTTTAAACCCATTCAAGATGGTATGGACAGGCCAAAAACTGAGTTGGCATATCGTGTTCCGGCATCAAAGCTTACTAGAAGAAAGCTTGAGTCGAATGAACAGCTTAGAGAACTAGAAGGATTAGATACAACTATTGACTGGAAAAATACAGGTGACAACTCTTACGATGGTGAAAAGCTAAAACTATTAGCTCATGATGAAAGTGGTAAATGGGAAAGACCTGATAATATATTAAATAACTGGAGAGTTACAAAAACTACATTAAGACTAGGATCAAGAATCGTGGGCAAGTGTATGATGGGCTCAACTTCAAATGCTTTAGATAAAGGTGGAGACAACTTCAAAAAATTATACTACAATTCAGACGTTACTAAAAGAAATAGAAACGGACAAACATCTTCTGGCCTCTACTCTCTTTTCATCCCTATGGAATGGAACTACGAAGGATTCATGGATACTTTTGGACTTCCTGTCTTCACTAGACAAAAGAGTCCAGTCAAAGGAGTTGATGGTGAACCAATTACAATCGGAGTTATTGAGCACTGGGAAAACGAAGTTGATGGACTTAAAGACGACACAGACGGATTAAACGAATACTATAGACAGTTTCCAAGAACTGAAGCTCATGCATTCAGAGACGAAGCTAAAAACACATTATTTAACTTAACCAAGATATATCAACAAATAGATTATAATCTTGAAATGAACAATGTATCTTCTGTAACTAGAGGGAGCTTCATGTGGGAAAATGGTATTAAGGATACAAGAGTTTCTTTTATGCCTAATAAAGATGGTAGGTTTTTAATATCTTGGGTACCACCTAAAAACTTACAAAATCGAGTGATAGTAAATAATGGGCTTAAGAGTCCTGGAAACGAACACATTGGAGCTTTTGGTTGTGATAGCTATGATATATCAGGTACAGTAGATGGTAAAGGATCTAACGGAGCATTACATGGCTTAACAAAGTTTAGTATGGAAGATGCGCCGCCTAATCATTTCTTTTTAGAATATATATCAAGACCTCAAACAGCTGAGATATTCTTTGAAGATGTGTTAATGGCTTGTGTATTTTACGGTATGCCTATACTTGCTGAAAATAACAAACCAAGATTATTATACTACTTTAAACGTAGAGGTTATAGAGGTTTTTCAATGAATCGTCCTGATAAAATTTGGAATAAACTTTCTACAACAGAAAAAGAAATAGGTGGAATACCTAACTCAAGTGAAGACATTAAACAAGCACATGCTGCTGCAATTGAATCTTATATAGAACAATACATAGGTATACTTCAAGAAGGTTATGGAGATATGTACTTTCAAAAAACCCTAGAAGACTGGGGGAGGTTTAATATTAATAACAGAACTAAGTTCGATGCTACTATAAGCTCTGGTTTAGCTATAATGGCTTGTAACAAAAATAGATACAGACCTAATCCTGAAAGAAAATATCAACCTATTAGTTTAGGTATTAAAAGATATAACAATGATGGGGTAACTTCAAAAATAATAAAATAAATAGATGATTTATACTACTAATAATAGTTCATTCCCGGATCAGGTGGTACCTGACGCAGAGAAAGCTACTTTAGATTATGGACTTGCTGTCGGTAGAGCGATTGAGGGTGAATGGTTTAGAAATAATGGTCGTGGTAATAATGGATACGCAACTAATTATAATAACTACCACAGCTTAAGACTGTATGCAAGAGGTGAGCAACCTGTTCAAAAGTATAAAGATGAACTAGCTATTAATGGTGATTTATCATATCTAAACTTAGACTGGAAGCCAGTTCCAATAATATCTAAGTTTGTAGATATTGTCGTTAATGGAATGACTCAAAGAAATTATGAAATAAGCGCTTTTAGTGTTGATCCATTTTCTTTGAAATCAAGAACTGATTACGCATCTACGTTGTTAAGAGATGTTAGAGAGTTAGAGCTAATTCAACAAATGGAGAAAGAGTTGGGGGTTGAAATATTGTCTAAAGAAGTTAGAGAATTAGGTTTAGAAAACGAAGATGAAGTAAAATTACATTTACAACTAGATTACAAACAGTCAATCGAAATAGCCGAAGAAGAAGTTATAAAAGATATATTAAATAAAAACAAATACGACTCTATAAAAAAGAGGTTTTGTCAAGACTTAGTAACGCTTGGTATATCAGCAGTTAAAACAACTTGGAATAAAGCTGAAGGGGTTGTTGTAGATTACGTAGACCCAGCTTCTTTAGTTTATTCTTACACGGAAGATCCTAACTTTGAAGACATATATTATGTTGGTGAAGTAAAGTCTGTTTATATATCAGATTTAAAAATGGAATTTCCATACTTAACAGATCAAGAACTTCAAACTATACAGAAATACCCTGGTAATCAAGAATATTTAAGAAATTGGAGTGGTAAACAAGATGATTTAACCGTACAAGTATTATATTTTGAATATAAGACTTACTCTGATCAAGTTTTTAAAATAAAACAAACACCTACGGGTTTAGAAAAAGCATTACAAAAGCCTGATACTTTTAATCCGCCTGAAAGCGAGAAGTTTAATAGAGTTTCTAGAACTATCGAAACATTATATAGTGGAGCAAAAATATTAGGACATCCTATGATGTTAAAATGGGAACTAGCGGAAAATATGACAAGGCCTAATTCTAACATAAATAAAGTTAGAATGAACTACAATATATGTGCTCCTAGAATGTACAAAGGCCGTATTGAATCTACCGTTAGTAAAATAACAGGCTTTGCTGATATGATTCAGTTAACACATCTTAAACTGCAACAAGTATTATCTAGAGTTGTGCCAGATGGTGTTTATTTAGATATGGATGGTTTAGCAGAGGTTGATTTAGGTAATGGAACTAACTACAATCCAGCTGAAGCTTTAAATATGTATTTTCAAACTGGTTCTATTGTAGGTAGATCGTTAACACAAGATGGCGATATTAATAGAGGTAAAGTTCCTATACAAGAATTACAAACAGGTTCAGGTGGAGCCAAAATACAAAGCTTAATACAAACTTATCAGTATTACTTACAAATGATACGAGATGTTACCGGTTTGAACGAAGCTAGAGATGGATCAACACCTGATAAAAACTCTCTAGTAGGTTTACAGAAGTTAGCAGCGGCTAACTCAAACACGGCTACAAGACATTTACTTCAAGCTATGATGTATATGACTGTTAAAACGTGTGAAAATATAAGTTTAAGAGTAGCTGACTCTTTAGAGTTTCCATTAACTAAACAAACTTTAGAAAACAGTATATCTAGATTTAATGTAGGTACTTTGGAAGAGCTTGCAGATTTAAACATGTATGAGTTTGGAATATTTTTAAATTTAGAACCAGACGAAGAAGAAAAACAAGTTTTAGAACAAAACATTCAAATAGCTTTAAAATCAGGTCAAATAGACTTAGATGACGCTATAGACTTAAGAGGTATAAATAATCTTAAGTTGGCTAATCAAATGCTAAAACAAAGAAAAGCCAAAAGACTTAAAATAAAACAACAGCAACAAGCTGCTCAAGTACAACAGCAGACTAATGCTAACGCTGAATTAGCTGAAAGAACAGCTCAAGCTGAAATGCAAAAACAACAAGCTTTAACAGAGTCTGAAATGCAAGTAGAACAAGCTAAATCTCAGTTTGATATAAACAAGATGCAGCAAAAAGGAGAACTTGACAAGCAGATTCTTCAGATGAAGTTCCAGTTTGATATGCAGCTTAAACAAATGGAGATTCAAGTTCAAAAAAGTAAAGAACAAGAGATTGAAGATAGAAAAGATAAAAGAACTAAAATCCAAGCAACTCAACAAAGCGAGATGATTTCTCAAAGAAAAAACGATTTACTACCTATAGATTTTGAAGCAAAACAAGATCTAGCTAATAATGATATGGGTAGCTTACAAAACCCAGGAGAATTAATGCCTGAGTAAATTTCATTAACTATTATATTATATTATGTCAGAAAAAGAAGAAGTAAAACCTTTGAAAGTTAAGGTTAAGAAACCTTCATTAAAAACTAAATCAAACAAAGTACATAAAGTTGATTTAAGTAAAAAAGAAGAAGTAAAAGAAGAAATAAAAGAAGATGCCATTCAAGAGCCAAGCGCAGAGAAAGTGGATGTACAAGAACCATCCGGAGATGGCAAAAAAGTGGGAGAAACACACGAAGAAAAAGTCGTTGCCACTGAAGCTAAAGAAGAAAAAGAAGTAATATCTCCAATATCTGAAATAACTGAAGAAGCTGCTAAAGAAGTAGAAGAAGTTAAGAAAGAATATAAAGAAGCTATAAGAGATGAAAAGGTTACTGGAAAACCATTACCTGAAAACATCGAAAAACTAGTTTCATTTATGGAAGAAACAGGTGGAACTATAGAAGATTATGCTAGATTAAATAGAGATTATTCTAATATAGACGATAATTCTTTGCTTAAAGAATATTACAAAAATACTAAACCACATTTAGATCAAGAAGAAATAAACTTCATAATGGAAGACAATTTCTCTTTTGACGAAGATATGGATGAAGAGCGAGATATAAAGAAAAAGAAACTTGCCTTCAAAGAAGAAATTGCTAAAGCCAAAAACTTTTTGGAAGAAACCAAGAGTAAGTACTACGACGAAATCAAGTTGAGACCCGGCGTAACTCAGGACCAACAAAAAGCATTAGACTTTTTCAATAGATACAACAAAGAACAACAAATAGCTGATCAACGTCATAAAACGTTTCAATCAAAAACTAATGAGTTTTTCACTAATAATTTCGAAGGTTTCGAGTTTAACGTAGGTGAAAAGAAATTTAGATACAATGTTGGAAATGCTAATGATGTTGCAGAAAAACAGTCAAACTTAAACACGTTTGTTAAGAAGTTCTTAAACAATGAGGGTGAAGTTGTTGATACTGTAGGTTATCACAAAGCTATTTACGCTGCTGAAAATGCAGACACTATTGCTAATCATTTCTATGAGCAAGGTAAAGCCGACGCTGTAAAAGATATGATGGCTAAATCTAAGAATATAACAGGTCAAGTAAGGCCACAAGCTAATGGTGATATGTTTATTAATGGATTAAAAGTGAAAGCTGTCACTGGCGCAGATAGTTCTAAGTTGAAATTTAAAATAAAAAAATAACAACAACTAAAAACAAAATAAAATGAGTTTTGCAACTAGCGGGTCTTTTCCTGCTTCTATAGTTCCAATGCCGAATCAAGTAGCTGTACAAGATAATTATATCGATTTTCAGAAGGCTGGTTTTTCGCAATGGACACAACAATATCTACCTGAGCTTTACGAAGCAGAAGTAGAAAGATACGGAAACCGAACTATTGGTGGTTTCTTGAGAATGGTTGGCGCTGAAATGCCAATGACATCTGATCAAGTTATTTGGTCTGAACAAAATAGATTACATGTAGCTTATGATACGGTACAGGTAGCTGCAGTCGCTAATAATCAAGTAACTGTTACTATTACACCTCAAGGTGCTGAGGCTTCTTCTGGTGTTAGAGTTGGTAATACAATTTTAATATCTGACAATGCTACTGGTCTTGTGACTACTAAAGCTCTTGTGATTGGTATTAACGCTACAGGTTTTGTATTAACTTGTGAGTTATATGACGCTGCTCCTGCTGGAATTATCACAGGCGCTGCTTCAAATAGCTTGTTTGTATACGGTTCTGAGTTTCCAAAAGGAACTAATGGAATGGGTGGAGCTATTGAACCAGGTGTAACTACTTACAAAAATTCTCCAATTATACTTAAAGATAACTATGAATTAAGTGGTTCTGATGTTGCTCAAATAGGTTGGATCGAAGTTGCTACTGAAGATGGTCAGTCTGGATACTTATGGTATTTAAAAGCTGAGTCTGAAACTAGACTAAGATTTGAAGACTATATGGAGATGTCAATGGTTGAAGGTGAAAAAATGACTGGAACAGTTGCTTTTGGAACTAATTTTACGCCAACTGGTGGTACTCCAACTCAAAATATCAAAGGTACTGAAGGTTTATTTGCTGCTATCGAAGCAAGAGGTAATGTATACTCTGGTTTTGCTGGAGCTGCTGCTCCTGGTGCTGGTGCTTTAGGTGATTTCGATGAAATCCTTAAAAACCTAGACAAGCAAGGTGCTATTGAAGAAAACATGTTATTCTTATCTAGAGCTACTGCTCTTGATTTCGACGATATGATCGCTGCTGTTAATGGTGGATTTGCTTCTACTCAAGCTGCTTCTTTCGGATTATTTGAGAATGATGGTGATATGGCATTAAACTTTGGATTTTCAGGTTTTAGAAGAGGTTCTTATGACTTCTACAAAACTGATTGGAAATATCTAAACGATGCTACGACTAGAGGTTTATCTAATGAGATTGATGGTGTAATGGTTCCTGCTGGAACAACTACAGTTTACGATCAAATGTTAGGATCAAACATCAGACGTCCTTTCTTACATGTAAGATATAGAGCTTCTGAGTCTGAAGATAGAAAGATGAAGTCTTGGATCACTGGATCTGTAGGTGGAGCTTACACTTCTGATCTTGACGTTATGAGAGTTAATTTCTTATCTGAAAGATGTTTAGTAACTCAAGCTGCTAATAACTTTGTGTTATTTAAAGGAGCTTAATTAATTATTAATATTTAAAAGATAGAAATTATGGCTAAATTAATAGAAGCAAAATATAACACTGACCAACCTTTATATATTCCTTCTGAGGAATTGTTAAAAGTTGTAGCTAGTGATAGTTCTAACAACTGTGTATTTACTTACATTGGTGGTTCAACTATTACTGCAACTATAACATTGGACGATGCTGCCGCTGCTAGGGCTTTAGAAGCTAGCTTACAAGCATCTTGGTTAAAGTGTATAAATGCAGGTCCAGACGCTGCTGGAGCTGTTGCTAATACAACTGTATTTACAGCTGTATCATAAAACAAAATAATAAGATCCCGCTTCGGCGGGGTCTTTTTTAATTATTATATTATATTATATTATGGAAACAAAAGAAAATAAAAAGCCTGTAGCTAAAGCTCCAGCAACTCCTAAAGTTCAAAAAGAAACTTGGGAATATAAAGATAGAAACTATTACTTATTAGGAAATAAAACTCCATTAACTTACACAATAACATCTAGACATTCACGAAGGTATCCTTGTGTTTGGTTTGATGAAGACAAAGGTTATGAAAGAGAATTAAGATATGCTACTAATCAAAAAAGTATATTTGTAGATGAACAAAAAGGTTCAGCTACTTTAAAGCATATTGTTTTTGACCAAGGTCATTTAATGGTTCCTAAAGAAAAAAGAAATTTACAAGAGTTCTTAGCTAAACACCCTCATAAAGGCGTTTTGTTTCAAGAGCATGATAAGATAGAAGAAGCAGTTGATCAATTTGATTATCTTGAAATGGAAATAGCAGCTATGAATATGGCTTATGAAATGGATATAGACAAAGCTGAAGCTATTTTAAGAGTTGAAAAAGGTTCTTCTGTAACTGAATTAAGCTCTAAAGAATTAAAAAGAGATTTATTACTCTTTGCGAGGCAACAACCTGCTTTGCTATTAGATTTGGCTCAAGATGAAAATGTAGAGTTAAGAAATTTCGCAATTAGGTCTGTTGAAGCTAACATTGTTAGACTCGATGATGATCAAAGAACATTTAAATGGGTTGCTAATGGTCGTAAATTAATGACAGTACCTTTTGATGAAAATCCTTACTCAGCTATGGCTGCGTGGTTTAAAACAGATGAAGGACTTGAAGTTTACAAATCAATAGATAAAAAGCTTAAATAACAAGTGATTATAATTAAGGGTGGTTTTATCGCCACCCTTTTTTTTTAAAAATATTAAAATGGCAATAAACGTAAACACGGTATATACCACAGTTTTGAGTATACTTAATAAAGAACAAAGAGGATACTTAACACCTGATGAGTTTAACAAAATAGCTACTCAAGTTCAATTAGAAATATTTGAAAGCTTTTTTGAAGATTATAACCAATACATACGTATGCCAAAAACAAACGTGGAGTTCGCGTCTAGAATGGACCACATAAGAGAAGAGTTTCAAGTATTTGAAAAGAACTCAAACGCTTCTGCTGTAACTAGCAACGTTTATACACAGCCTACAGATTTACATAGATTTGGATCTGCCTTTTATGAAATAGGTACGAATTCTCCAGAATTAGAAATAGTAAGCAAAAGAGATTATCACCAACAGCGATTATCTCCTCTCACTCAACCAACTACTAATTTTCCAGTAGCAATATATCAAGAAGATAAATTAACAGTTTACCCAATTGCAACTACACCGTTGGTTTCAGATATTGGTTTTAATTATATTAGAAAACCTTTAGATGTTGTTTGGGCTTATAGTTCTGGTTCATTAGGTCAATATATATATGAGCCAACCAATACTGGAGCTGGTGTTGTTCCAACTACTGGATCTGTTAATTTTGAAATAAGTGAAAGTCAACAAACTGAAGTTATTTTATCTATATTAAAATATTCTGGTATCGTTATAAGAGATCCACAAATAATTCAAGCAGCTGCTCAAGAACTACAGCAAGAAGAAATAAATTCTAAAAGATAATAAAACATGGGATTAATAAACGAAACTAACGCTCAATATTACTCTGGTCAACAAGCTTTTACTAATTCCACAAGTCTTGGTCCTTACACTTGGACTGGTGAAACCTTATTAGCTACTTTACCAAAACCTAATTTCAAAGTATTAAAAAATGGTACAGAGCTAACATCAACTATTGACTATACCATTAATGGTAATTCAATCACATTAGTAGTTGCACCTATTTTAACAGATATTATAGTAATACAACTGCTAGAGGAGTCTATATGGGATAATTACGGTAGCTATGCTTACACTAGTTTAATAGACATCGTAAATAACTTTATGGTTGCCTATGTTGGTTTAGATAAAATCATACCGAGAGCTAAAAGATCAGATGTTATATTTCATGCTAAAAGAGGTTTACAAGAATTTAGTTATGATACTTTAAAATCTGTTAACTCACAAGAACTTACAATACCACCAAGTTTATCTTTAGCAATACCTCAAGACTACGTTAATTATGTTCAATTATCTTGGGTAGATTCATCTGGTGTTAAACATATTATATACCCAACTACTTTAACTAGTAATCCTACACAACCATTATTGCAGAATACAGATGGAATACCTGAGCAAGATAACACTGGTGAAAATCTAGAGTCACAACAAGCTAAAACAGACGCTAGATGGGCTAGTAATAATAATCTAAACATTACAGGGCAACTAACAGATGAAATATTTGATCAAGCTAATGTATATGATTGGTCTTGGTGGAAAATGGCTTATGGTGAAAGATATGGCTTAGAACCTCAAGTATCTCAGAAAAATGGTTGGTTTACTATAAATGAAAGAGAAGGTAAGTTTAGTTTTTCTAGTGGCTTAGCAAATCAGTTGATTATATTAGAATACATCTCTGATGGCTTAGCGTATGATTCTAATACAAAAGTACCTAAGATGGCAGAAGAAGCGTTATACGCTCATATAATGCATTCTATGGTAGCTTCTAGAGCTAATTTTCCTGAGTATATAGTTCAAAGATATAAAAGAGAAAGATCAGCTAAATTAAGAAATGCTAAAATAAGATTAAGTAATATTAAACTTGAAGAGTTTACTCAAGTAATGCGTGGTAAATCTAAATGGATTAAACATTAAAGATGGCAGAGGCTAAAAATAATTTTTTACAATCTAAAATGAACAAAGATCTAGATGCTAGACTTGTTCCTAATGGTCAATATAGAGATGCTCAAAATATTGTAATAAGCAGATCAGAAGGTGATAGTGTAGGTACAGTTCAGAATGTTTTAGGTAATACTGAGTTAACAAGATTTGGCTTGACTGACAAACACTTGGAAGTTATAGGATATTATGTAGATGAATTAAATGATAGTATATATTTTTTTATAACAAACTACACTGATTCATCAGAAGATGGTTTAAGTAATTTTGCATACTCAAGTTCAAAGCATTATATATGTAGTTATAATTCAATAACTAATACTTCTAGTATATTAGTGCAAGGATATTTTTTAAATTTTTCTAAAACTAGCAATATAACCGGAGTTGACATGATAGAAAACGTGTTGTTTTTTACTGACAATAGAAACCAGCCTAGAAGAATAGATGTAAAAACAGCTAGTTCAAACTCAAGTTATTATAATTCAGAAGACAATATATCAGTTTTAAAATATTATCCATATACTCCAATATCGTTAATAAAAGAAGAAGTAACTGCTATATCTATAACTACAGCTGGTAGTGGCTATGGCAGTTTAATACTTCCTTTTGAAGTCCCAGTAAACCAAATGCAAGGTGGCACTGGAGAAGGTTTAATTGTAACTATAACCTCTGTTAGTTCAGTAACTGGAGGTATAACTGGTATTACAATGACAAATCCAGGCGTTGGTTATACTAATGGAGACGTTATAAATGTATACCCAAGAGTAGGTGATGGTACTATAACTTTAACAGTTGCAGAATCTTCTACAATGAAAAACAAAACTAATCAATACTTACCACCTAAAGCTACGTCAGGTAATAACTTGAACCCACATTACGATGTTAATTGGCCAGGTGATAAAGATTACTTGAGAGAAAGATTTGTTAGATTTAGCTATAGATTTAGATTTGAAGATGGTGAGTATTCGCTAATAGCTCCTTTTACTCAAACTGCTTTTGTTCCTGAAAATGATGGTTATTTATTAAGTGAAACATTTAATCCTAAAACAGGTGTTTCAATAAGTTCAGATTCAGATGAGCAATATGCTTATACTAGTACTACTAATAGAATAATGCGGAACAATATAAATGAAGTTGGATTAATAATTAATTGTCCTTCAACTTCATCTTCTTGGGCTAACTCTGTTTTAGATTTAAAAATAAAAGAAGTAGAATTGTTGATAAAAGAATCTGATCAAACATCTATAAAGGTTCTAGACGTTATAGAAAGTAGTGATTTATCTAATGTCAGCATAGACAAGCTTCAATATGATTACCAATCAAGAAAACCAATAAGAACGCTTCCTGAAAAAGATTATACTAGAGTTTTCGATAAAGCACCTGTTAGAGCTTTTAATCTTTCCTGCTCTGGAAATAGAGTTATATACTCTAATTACTACGACAAGCATACTAGTCCAGAGACATTAAACTATAATGTAAACACTGTTGATAAGAATACTTCTCAGTCTATAGAATATCAAAACCATACATTAAAACAGAATAGAACATACCAAGTAGGTATAGTTTTATCAGATAGATATGGCAGGCAATCAGATGTAATATTATCTGAAGTTGATGACGGAGTTGTACCTGGTTTGGTAGATACTTTTAGTGGTTCTACAGTATACAACAACTATAGAACACCAAGTGACAATAATTTGAACACGTCTACCACGTCTTGGAATGGTGAAGGTTTAGAAATATTATGGAAAACAGCAATTCCATCTGTTATTAGTAGTCCAGGTTATCCTGGTTTATACGATTTAACAAATCCACTAGGTTGGTATAGCTGGAAAATAGTAATAAAACAACAAGAACAAGATTATTACAATGTTTACTTACCTTCTATATTAAATGCCTACCCAAATAATGCTGATAAAGAGCTAAATAAAACAGCTCATATATCTTTGTTTTCTGACAATATAAACAAAGTTCCTAAAGACTTAACAGATGTTGGTCCTGAAGCTAAAGAATTTAGAAGTTCTGTTAATTTGTTTGGTAGAGTTACTAACATTAACTTTAATACGAGCCCTGTAACTAATGGTAATGTTCAGTTTTACCCAACAACTACACCTGATTTTGTTAATACTATCGGAACGCAGAAAGATTTAAATATAGGATCTTCTTCGGTTATTTCTCAGGAAAGTGCAACAACAGTGGCTAGTGGTGATACTACAGGTACTTTAATTGCTGAAGGGAATTTTAGATCTGATTCTATTATTGGGCAAAGAGTTAGTGTTAGAGCTAATGACGGTACTGTTATATTTAACAATAGACAATTAACATATTATGTTGCTAAAGCTGGGGTTGGTGGTTCTCAAGATGCTGTAATCAAGTTTATTCCAGAATATACCAATAACACAGGTAGTTCTATAACCTTTGATCAAGTATCTTTAAATTCATCTCCTTTTTATAATGCTGAAAACAATCCGTTAATAGGTAGAATATCAACAATCCCTTCAGGATTCAACACTTCTCCATCTCCAAATATAGGTGAACCAGTTGACTTCAATGATAGTTCATCTTCTACCGATGACTCTTATTTCCCTATCAATCTAGCTGTTTACGAAACTAAACCAAGTTTTTCTAATTTAGAAATATTTTGGGAAACGCCTACTTCAGGCTTGATAAGCGTTTTAAATACTGAAATAACAACGGGAGATAGCGACACGCCTTATGGGTACTCTGATCCATCAATAGCTTGGTTTGAAAATGAAGGTGTTTCATCTTTCGTAACTAATAACATATACCCTATTGATTTTGACGGAAACAATATAGTTAGTCCAGATGCTTCTTTTGAATTAAACTCTGTTGTTGTAAATCCTGGAAACACGCCCGTAAACAACTTGTTTGAGCTATTTAATAATGGTAATGGTAGTTTTGTTATAAAAACAAAAAACAATCCAGGTGTTGAAAATGTTTACTATGGTCAAGATGAGGCTTTAGGATTTAATCAATATACTTTTACGGTTACTTGTATCGTAAACTACAGGACAATAACAGCTAGTTTTACCGGTGGTTTGTCTAATATAGTTCCTAGCTGGACTTTTAACATTATACCGGCAACAACTTTTAGCTGGGGTGATCTTGCCAATGTAAACAATAGCGGTCCTATTCAAGGTGATATGTATTATTTAGGTAGTTTATTGACATATGGTAACCTAAGAACTAATACTGAATTTACCGGTAACACCAATGGTAATCCTACTAATGGTTCTGTTATTAGTCCAAATAATTCTAATCAAACTAGAGAGCTTTCTATAAGTAATTTAACAGCTACGTTTGTCTCTGGTGATCAACAGAATTTTAATGGAGTTATACAGCCTGGCCCAGCAAGAATAGACAACGGGACTACTACTGGAGACTTAGATCCAAACGATAATTCAATAACTGGATTAGGTATATATATACACTATAGTTCTTTAGGAGCGCCACAAGGTGGTGGTGGTTCAACCGCTAAGTATGATATTAATTTTAAATTATACGATGGAGGTGGTCTTTTTACAGAGTACACCGTTAGAGCTGAGTTAGCTAATTAATAAAAATATATGTCAACTATAACAAAAGTATCTTATTACAACACTTTTTGGAATAAAAAAGTAGTAACGCAAGGCCCCGCTTCAGCACCAGGTTTAGTTTCTTATTGGCCTGGATTACCATGGAACCCAGCTGGATACCCAGTATATCCTAATGACATGACTATAGTAGCTAGTGATTATGAAAGAAACTGGATGATAGAAGAGTCTAGAATAGTAGGAGGTTATAATAACACTTCTACAGATCTAGGTGTTAGGGCTTATATAAATGAAGAAAAAATAAATCAAAGACATAGATTTAATAGCTTGATATATTCTGGAGTTTACAATGCTAATACAGGTGTTAATAGTACTAATGTGTTTAGTGTTTCTGAAAATATTAGCAAATCAATAGACCCTTCTTACGGTGAGATAAAAAGAACAGTATCTTACGACACGAATTTAATAATTTTACAAGAAAGCAAAGTAAGTCAAAGCTTAATTGATAAAGATACAATATACACTTCTGAAGATGGTACGGCAACAAACCCTCCTGGAACAGTACTAGGTCAAACAATTCCTTATGTTGGGGAGTTTGGAATTGGTAATAATCCTGAAAGTTTCGCTGACTTTGGAATGAGAAAGTATTTTGCAGATCCTTATAGAGGGTCTATTTTAAGACTTTCTAGAGATGGTTTAACAGAAATATCTCAAAATGGTATGACAGATTATTTTAGAGATGAACTTGAGAAATTATCTAATGAAGTTAAACCTTACGTGGTTGAAAACACTACTAACACCACTGGAACCGTTAATTCTATAGTTCCTGTAAGTGATCCTAAAGACATAGAAATAGGTATGAATGTAGAAATAAATAATCTTCAAACTAATTCTTTTGTTACCGACGTGTCTTATGTTTCGCCTTTTAGTATAACTCTTTCAAGTAATATAACTTTAACTGGAGTTAGTGATTTAAGATTTGTGACAAGAGTTAAAGATAAAATAGTAGGAGGTTGGGATATATATGATAGACAATATAGTTTATCTATGCAAAAGAAACCACAAAGTCCTAATGAAGAAATGGCTTATCAAACATTGTCTTTTGACGAGTCTGTTAAAGGTTGGACTAGTTTGTATACTTACAATCCATCAAACTCTTTTAGTTTAAAAAACTCTTATTATACAACTTTTAATGGTGGTTTATGGAAACATTATGATGAAAGTGTGATTAATAATAGAGGGACTTTTTACAATACTCATAATAGCTCTTTTGTTGATTTTATATTTAACACTTCTCCATCTGCTAAAAAAGTTTTTCAAACAGTGAATTATGAAGGAGATAATGGGTATCAAATTAATTATTTTAAGTCAGATTCGCAGCAGACAGATCCTGATATTCCACTAACTTCACCTTCAACTTACTTAACTAGTAATAGTTATCAAGATACTTCGGTTCAAGTTTATAGTTATGATCAAGGATTATATACTGATACTATAACTGGACAACCAAAAAGAGCTGGTTTTGATAGAAAAGAAAACTTATATGTTGCAAACTTAATAAATAATAGCTCTGCTAGACCTGATGAAGTTGTATTCGGCGTTTCTATGAGTGGTATAAAAGGGTATTTTGCTAGAGTAAAAATATCAACAGATAACTATACTAACGTTGGAGGTTTAAAAGAAATATGGTCTGTAGGTAGTAAATTTGTTCAATCATCTTAAAAATAAAAATATGTTATTAGAAATATTTCAAACAATTATAATAGAACCTACTCAAGGTGTTATACCTGCTTTAATGATTGCTGGTGTAGCAATGCAGGGTGTCAATGCTGCTTTTGCAATGGGATCTGCAAACGCTATGAATTCAAATATAGAATCATTAAATGATGATATAACAAATTTAGCTAATGCTAGACAAGAAATACCAGATTTTGGTGAAAATATTAAAGATTTATCAGGAGGATTAAAAAATCCATATGCTAGCTTAAGCGTTGCTACAGGGGCTGCTAAAATACAAATGGAGCAAACAGATATAGCTTTAGCAAATACATTAGATGCTATGCAGGCTGGAGGTATGGGCGCTGGTGGCGCAACTGCTTTAGCACAAGCCGCCTCTAGAAGTAAGCAAAATATAGCAGCTAATATAGAACAGCAAGAAGCTTCTAATGAAAAATTAAGAGCTCAAGGAGAGCAACAACTACAGCAGCAAATTATGGCTGAAAAAATAAGGGTACAACAAGGTCAATTAGCCGCGGATCAATTTGCTTTTAATGCTGTTGAAGAAAGAGAGAAAACAGATCTAGACAGAGCTCAAGCGCTACATGACAATGCTTTAGCTCAGCAAATGGAATACAAGAGCGCTGGTTTACAATCTATAGGAGCATTTACTGGAAGCATGGTAGAACTAGGCGGAACGTTAGGGTGATTAAAATAATAATAAAAATAAATTAAATGGGAACATATAGTCAACCAAGTTTAGTTTTAGATACTAGTTTTTCTAAAGCATCGAAAGCCATAAGTGATTCTACTTCTAAAGCTATAGCAGCTGTTCAAGCTCAGAAAAATAAAGAGCAACAAAAAGCTTTAAGTGATCAGAAGAAAAAAGAAAAAGAAGAAAAAGATAAAATACAGCAAGATTTATTATTAAATAAAGAGCAACAAGAAATTCAAAAAGAAGTTGATAAAAGTATTTTACTTACTAAAAAAGTTAAAAGTGGTGAGTTAAGGTTTGGTAAAGATGGTTATGGAGAAGAAGGTACTGTAGCTAATTTAACAATTGAACAGGGTGAAAAGTATAAAGAAATAAGAAGTAAAAATCTTCCACCTTTAGAACTTCAAGCAGAATTAACCGCAGCTGGACTAGATCAAGAAGTTTACAATGCTTTAGGAAATGAACCTGGAGAAGCCATTGATGACCAATTGTCTAATCAAATGATAGCTAATTTCTCTAGTTTAAAAGATCTTGATTATAAAAAAGAAGAATATTCACAAGTAAAGGAGATAATAAATATTGATAGAACTAAAGGTATACCTTTAATAGCTACATTATATAAGATTGGAGAACACACAAACCCTAACAACCCAGGTGGCCCTTGGACTGAAGATGGCTTACCATTACCACCTAAAAAAGGTAAAGATGGAGTTCCATTATACTTCACAAATGAAGATCAGTTTGATTTAAAGTTAAATATAGCTAAAGATTTAAGCTTTGGTGTAAACAAAGGCGCTTATAAATATATTAACCCAGGTGATGGTAGTGATCCTTTTGTTAGATACACCAAAAGTGATGGTTCAACTTTTAAGATGACTCAAGAAGAGCTTTCTAGATCAATAGAAAGAACAGGTGGAGCATTTATAGGAGTAACAGATGGTAAAAAATACAAAGAGTTTTTAGACGGGCACAAGGAAGGTAGCAACGTGGACTTTAAAGGAATTAATAAAACTTACAAAAAATCAATTGACGATGGAGGTGACTCTAAGGTTGTTACGATTCAAAAAATTAGAGATTTAGATAAAGCTAAAGAAAAATTAAGAAACTACGTAGATGAACAAATAGACTTAAACGGGTTAGGTACAACCTCTTATACTGGGAATATTGTTCAAAACAATTGGCAATTAATGGGTGGACCTTTAGAAGCCAAACCAGGTGATCCTAAGCCCACCGGGGGAGTTTACACTTTAGAAGATGTAAAAAACTCTTATCAGTGGAATAAAGACTCATATGCACAAAGAGAGAGAGCTAAAGAACTGCTTTATAATGACATGTATGCTAGGTTCATGGCTGAAGAAAATGTATCTTTTTCAAGATCTGACGTATCGTTAAGTAATACTATACAAAAACAAGATGCAAAAAATCTTCTTACTTCAGCTATATCTATACCAAGTTCACAAAGAAATTTTGCTAACAATTATTTTGGAACTCCAATTGGTCAAACTCAAGAAGGTGACATTAATGTAGGTTTAGAATCTATTTTAACAAATTATCCTAAGTTGAAAAAAGATAATTTCAAAGGTCAATTAGAGTTGTTAAACATGTATGGTAACGATAAGTATATGAGTGGAGCAGATTTAAGTTCTAATCAGGAAATAGTTGATGTAAATGGTAATCCAATAATGCTTAATAAATCCTCTTTATATATTAGAAGTGGAAACACTTATGTTCAAAGAAAAGATTTAGAGGCTAAAGATAACTTTATAAGAGAACTTAGAAAAGTTAGCGGAATGGCAACTCCTACAGTTTTAAAAGAATCAATGAAACTTTATAAAGGCAATCAGTCAGGAACTTCTACAAATGTAGATCCAAATCCTTTAATAAACCAGAACATTAGTGGTAACACACCAGTATCATCTGGCAATGCTAACAATGTAACTTTACCAACTGGAACTGGAACCACACCATAAATATTTAATATGATTGAAGAAGTACTTAGTGAAAATACACCAACTGAAGAAATAGTTGAGGAAGTGGGTGTTAATTCAGAAGAAAAAAACAATATTGAAGTTGAGACAGAGGAAGATACTGTTGAAAAAGAACCTGTAAAATATAAGTATAAAGGTGCTTCTTTTACTACCGATAAAATACAAGAAGCTGCAGATGTAGATGGATTAAGTATAGATGAGTATTTAGAAAGACACAAGGATATTATTAAAATACCACCTATAGAAGACGTTGACGTTAAAATATCTTTTGAAGACTTTAAATTAAAAAGTGAAGAAAAAATAGTACCTGAACTAAATTCTTTATATCCTAATTTTGTTTTCAAACAAGTTGAGCCAGGTAGTGATAGCTTTACTGTTATAAATAAAGAGACTGGAACAAATGAAACTATAAAGCTAGGAACTATATATAATACTAAGAGTAGAAGAAGTAGTGGAGATGTTAACATACCTATAGGTCAAGAAGGTTTAATAGAAGAAGATGCACTAAGTGAGAGTAAAAAAGCATACAATAGCTTTATTAACTTTATAAACGATAATCCTGAGTTTAACGAAGAGTCTAACTTAATATATAAAGCAACTGGCGAAGTTGGACTAGATGGAATTAGGTCAATAAAAATTGGCACATATGATGATCAACCAAAAATAAGACCAGTTGGCGAGAAGCCAACAGGTGATTTTAAAGGTGCGGGTGATGCTGTAAATCCTAGCAAAGAACAAGCGGTTAGTTTAATAACAGAGTTAGATATATTACAAAAAGATGCCTTTAGAAACCCTTGGAAATATGGTATTGGTAATGAAAATACACCAGGTAAAGAAAAGTTTACTTTAACCGCGGAAAACCATGATCAAATTAAAGCAAAATTAATTGATGAGTTAAGAACTAATACTGAGATAGGTATATATAAAAGCTCTTTTGACAACATGTATAATAACTTAATGGCAGAAAATAAAGTTTTTATAGAGCAAGAGTATGACGAAAATAGATCCATAAGTCTTTCAAGTATAGAAGTTGATGAAGATTTTAAAAGTAAAACAATAAGTAATTTTAATTCTAAATTAACACAGCAAGAATTAAAAAACCAAGAGTTAAGTATTAAGCAAGGTGATATATCAAAAGATATAAACATATTACAAAATAAAATTGATCAAGTTAATAAGAAAGAGTTAACAATTGAATATGATGAAGAAGCTAAAAAGAATGAATTAAAAGCTTTAGATTTACAGTTGTTTAATAAGCAAAGTAATTATCAAGTACTACAGCTTCAAAGAGAAGAGAATGCTACAACAACAACCAATATACCAGGTAGGTTTGGTGAGGACTTTGGTTCAGTAGAAGTTAAAACTACAGCCGGAGAATTAACTAAAAACTTTTTTAACGATAGAGGTTTTTCTGAAGCAAGTATAGATAAGTTGATTAACATAGCTGATGATGCACAATCTGGAATTGAAGATTCAATAAAATCAGAACAAGAGTCTAATCCTTTACTTACTCAAAGAGAAGCTATTGGTAATATATTCAATAAAGAAATAATAAATTTACAGACATTGCGTAAGCAAGGAAGTGAGTCTAAAATAAAATTAAAAATTCCTTCAGGCTTTGAAAGTGGTTATACTACTTTAAAAAATAATCTTAGAACTGCTGGTATCAATGTTGATAAAAATGGTGAAGTAGAAATATCTTTACTTAAGTTGAGACAATTAGGAATAGATCAAAGAGATTTTGAGGGCTTTTTTGACGAAATGCTTAACATGGCTAGCAAGCAAGATGTTGAAGCTATTAAAATATATAACGAAGAATATGATGAAGTAGAAACCTTAGCTAATGCTTATTGGAGCATGTATGCTGGGAACGTAGACATATCAGCTATAGAGAAAGATGGTTTTTTAAAGACTCTTGCAACTTCTACATTCGTAAGTACTTTAGAAAAGTTTGGATATAATGACAAAGAAGCTAAAAATATTGTATATTCAAAAGGAATGTCACCCCAAGACAGAATAGCTGCTATAAACTCAGCTATAGTAACAAGTGCTTATGAAGTAAAGTCATTGTCAGGTGTTGAAATAGAATTAACACCAGAGCAAAAAGAAGCTGTAAAAGTATCTGTAAGTAATCAAATAGCTCAAGGTATTGGTAGTTTCATTCCAGAAATGCCTTTACTAATGGGTGGTGGACAAGCTTTAAACGCTTTAGGTTGGAAAAAGTATTATAACGGCTTGAAAGGTATTAAGAAGTTTGTAATGGGTGCTATTGTTGAAGATATACAAATGCAAATAGCTTTAGATGCTGAGTACGGAACTGGCGCTGTTTTCTTTAGTGTTGGATCTCTTGGTAGAACAACAATAAAATGGGGTAAAAACTATAGAGCTCTTCAACCTGTTTTTCAAAAACTAATAGCATCTGGGCCATTAGGAGCTGTGTCTTCAGAAGTCGCAAGTGCAGTTAGTGCTGTTTCTGCAAGTATAAGAGGAGAGAAAAATTTTGAAACTTCAATAGAGGAACTTTATGGAAAGTTAGGTCCTCTTGAAGAAAGAATTATGGTTCAAACTGGTATATTTTCCGGATTTGGAGCTATGGGTCTTAAAGGGAACGATGTTATTCCTACAAGTAAAAAGATAGAGTTAAGAAATAAGCTTAATAAGAGGATAGAAGATGTTAGAAGAGGACCGACTAGACTGATTAATGGAGAAAAAGAAGCTCCTGGATTACTAAGAGATCTTAAGGATCTTAGCCCTAAAGAAAAAGAACAAGTAGAAAACTTAACATCTGGTGTAAATGAGTTACAAAACTTAATACAATATGAAATAGCTTATGTAGAACTAACTCCACCAAGTAGAGAAAAGTTTGAAAGCACAAATCCTGAAACAGTAAAAGAATATAAAAAAGAAGTTGAAGCTTTTAAAAACAATCTTACAAAAAGATACGTAGATCCTTGGGTTAAGGGCATACAAGCATTTAGTCCAGATTTTAAAGGCGTCAACGTTGTGGTTGGTAGAGGAGCTAGATTTAGAAAAAATAATTTTAGAAAAAGTAAATCTACTGCTGAGTTTGATCCTAATACAAACACTATAACTATAGACATGGATCTTTATACGCCAGGAAAAGAAATACATGAGTTAACTCATTTACTTCAAAAAGAGTACTATAAAAAAAATCCAGCAGCGCTTGAAAATTTAGCAAAAGACGGTATGTCTCAATTTTATGATTACCAGTTTGGAGAGTTTAGTGGTAAAGAATTAGAACAAAGAATTATAGATAAATATAATATAAATACAAACGCTCCAGAAGGTAAAAAATTATTAGCAGAAGAATATTTATCTTTTATGGGTGAGTATTTAAGTAGTCCAGAAGCTTATTATACAAATCCTGCCTTGGCTTCTAGTCTTTTAAATGAAATAAAGTTAGAAATTAAAGACATATTAATTCAAACTGGAGTAAAAAGTCCATTACCTAAAACAGCTAAAGATGTAGTTGAAAATATAGGTATATTATCTAGGAAAGGAATTAGAGGACAAGGAGGAGCTGAAAGTCTTGTATCTGAGCTTATGGGTTTTACCGATAAAAAAAGTATTCCAGATGTTGATATAGATAACTTAAGTAATGCAGAAGCTAATAGAAAAGCTGATAAAGCTAATATTGAAAAAGAAATTAAATCTTCTTTAGATTTAGAAGGTACAGTAGTTAAGAAAACTACAAAAGAAATAGTTGAAGATAATAGAAAATTAAGAGCTGAAATACTTAAAAATCCAGACGGTAAACCGAATAGAAAACAAAGAGATCAAATAGTTGACAATAATAAAAATTTAATATATAATTCATTAAATAAATATGAAACAATTACTGGATTTAAATTGTCAAAAGATATAAAAGAAGAAGCTGCTTTTGAATTACAATTAAAACTCTATGAATACGCTGAGAGATACGACGCTAATAAAAACGATGTTGGCGCTTATTTAAACATGGGATTCACAAAACAGGTTGTAAATACATTAAAAAAAGTAGGATCATTTGATAGAGAGATTAGTGAGTCAGACTTAGGGGACGGAGAATCAGGAGGTTTAGAAAATCTTGTTGATCAAACTTTTAGTACCAGTGGAGACGTTAGTTCTATACCGGAAAAATTTATTGATCCAGCTACAGGAAAACTTGATGTTACCACAGTGTTGCAAGAGCCAGAAGCATCAGCTAGGCTTTTAGATAATAGAATTGAAGATTCAAATTTAATTATAGAAAGTTATAAAACAACTCCTGACTTATCTAACATAAGTAAAGATTTTGGAGTTAAAGACGGTAAAATTAATAATGAAGATGGAACTTTTAAAGGTAAAACCTCAACTAGATTATCTCAGAAAGAAGTGACTTCCGCTCAACAGTATATTGTAGATAATGCTGAAATGCTTTATCAACTTTTACCTGATGGTAAAACCACTAAGACAGCTAAAGAATCTTTAAAAGAAACTTCTACTGGCGTTCAAAAAGTTTTATTAGACGCTTTTTACAAACAAGGAGATAGGGTAAGTACAGGAGCAGGATTAAAAGGTCAAGAAAAACTACCATTTAATAGAAGTAAATTTCTAGAATATTTTGGTATAAAAGAAGATGGTTCTTTTGAAACTTTAAAAGAAAACGGAAAGATTGATCAAAGAATAAAAGCATTAATACATCAAGATGGAAAAGCTGTAACTAACGCTCAGATAAGAAAAATAAAAGAATTAACAGCTAACGAAATAGAAGATTTAAAATCTGGTAAGTCTGAAAACTTAGCTTCCATGAGTTTAAACGATGTAGATTTTTTAGAAGAAGTAGTTGAGAAATTAAATTCAGGAGAAAAATTAACACCAAAAGATATTAAAGCTCTAGCTGCTCAAAGAAACGCTAGTGACTTTATTACTAAATTGTCTCTTACTACTACTGACGAACAAAAGAAAGCTGTAGTTAGCCACTTGCAAAAATTTGTAGTTGATCCAAAAATAAAAATTGAAAGAGAGAAACAAGCTAGACGAGAGGACATGACTCTTGAAGAAATAGAAAAAGAAGAAGAGCTAAGCATATCTAGATGGAGCAAAGCATTACCTGGTTTAAGAAAGCTATCTGGCTTTAAAGATTTACAACCAATAGCCCCTGGTACTAGAAGTAAAAACGTAACTAGTGCAGAAAATAGAGATAGAACTATAAAAAGTTTTAATAAAATTCTTAAAAAGTTTCCTGAATTATTAGAAAATGATAATTTTTCAAAGTATGTAAGAAATACTTTTGGAGAAGGTTCGTTGAAAACTTTTGGTCTTAAAAAATATAAAGGAAAAAAAGGAGATGCTGAATACTTTGGTATAGCTGAATTTAAAGATGTGTTTGGTAAAATTGAAAGCAAAGGTGAAAGACTAGATTTTATGGATGATGTTTTCATGGTTAACTATAGCGAAACAGGTTTTAAGAAAAAATGGGAAAAAGAAATTGAAGCTGCTAAGGTTAGGTTTCCTCTTTGGGAATCTTCTCAAGGAGAGCAGTATAAAAGTTATTTAACTTCTTTTGGTAGAGATCAATTAAGCAATCCTAAATTAGTGGATGCTAATGGTAAATTATTACCTGATGCTTATGAAAGAACTATGGATGCTAATAGAGAAGCTATAAAGTATACTTACGAAAAACTATCAGAAGTTTATAAAGAAAGCCCTACAAAAGAAACATTAGAAGATATAATAACTTTTCTTCAAATACAAACAGGTCAAGCCACAGGTATAATTAAAGGTCTTGCACCTATGGAGTATCTATCTTTAATTGGAGAAGCTACAAGACCTGGAGGTAAAAGATTTCATAATGAGCATAATAAAGACTTATTTATATATAATACAGAATTTGTTAATTTACTTTTAAAATCTAAAAATAAAATTGGAAATAAAAAGTTCATGAAAGAACTAGAAAATATTACCAATAGTGTTTCACAATCTTTAACTTCTGATGCTGATAGAGCAGTAAAGGATGATCCTAAATACGGAGGAACTGGTGGTTCAATAGATCCTATAATTAATGACGAATTATTAACTACTTTTTTGAATCCAGGATCTCCTTCAAGAACTTTATCTTTACGTGATTTTTCTGGTAAAAATGTAAATACAATTGCTAAAATATTATTAAAAAGATATGGTAAAAAAGAAGCTGAAAATATTCTTACTAAATTTCCACCAAGTAAAGCAAAAGTAGAAGTAGAACAACAAATAGAATATCCTAGAACAGAGGTAGTTAAAAATAATGTAGAAGTTCTTAAAGAAGCTTCTATGTCTAGTAAAGATTTAAATCAAACTCAAGTTGTAAATACATTGAAGACTAGGGACAAAGCTATATCTAATGCTAGAGTTAGAAACAAGACAGTGAAAAAAGCTAGAGTATTTGACTTTGATGATACAGTTGCTAGAACAAATAGTAAAGTTTTCGCTGAAAAAGATGGTGAAAGAAAAGTTTTAACAGCTGAAGAATTTGCTAAGCAAGGCAAGGGGCTAGTTGATGCTGGTTGGAAAATGGATTTTTCCGACTTTAATAGAGTTGTTGAAGGTAAGAAAGGACCTTTGTTTGAACTGATGAAAAAGATTAAAGAATCAGCAGGCGATAGAGATATGTTTATATTAACTGCTAGAGCTCCTGAATCTGCTCCAGCTATTAAAGAGTTTTTAGATGTTATGGGTATTGAAATACCTTTAGAAAATATAACTGGATTAGGTAATTCTACAGGTGAGGCTAAAGCTGATTGGCTAGTTAACAAAGCAGCTGAAGGTTATAATGATTTTTACTTTGCAGATGATGCGCCTCAAAATGTTAAAGCAGTTAGAGACGCTTTAGAAGTTTTAGATGTTAAATCAAAAACTCAACAAGCATATGCTTCTCAAGACTTATCAGCTGAGTTTAATAAAAACATAGAAGAATCTACAGGAATTGGAGCTGAAAAAGTTTTTTCTGATATAAAAGCAGAAATTAGAGGTAATAAAGCAAGAAAACAAAAGTTTTTTATACCTCCATCTGCTGAAGATTTCACTGGTTTATTATATACTACTCTAGGAAAAGGTAAAAAGGGAGAGGCTCACATGAAGTTTTACCAAGACAATTTATTAAATCCATATAGTAGAGCTATGGAAAATCTATCTACTGACAGAGTTAATCTAATGGATGATTTTAAAGCTTTAAAAAAGCAGCTAGATGTTCCTAAAGACTTAAGACTTAAAACAGAGTCAGGGTTTACAAATGAGCAAGCTGTAAGAACGTATCTTTGGAACAAAACAGGTCAAGAAATACCTGGTATTTCTAAAACAGATTTAAAAGAGTTAAATGATATAGTATCTGAAAGCCCAAAACTACAAGCTTTTGCAGATCAAATTTTAAGTATAACAAAAGGTGACGGTTACTCTAAACCTGGTAAAAACTGGGCTGTAGGAACTATAACCACTGATTTAATGGATTTATTAAATACAGATAAAAGAAGTAAGTATTTACAAGATTTTAATCAAAACAAAGATCTTATATTTTCTAAAGATAATTTAAATAAGTTAGAAGCTGCTTATGGTAAAAAATATAGGTTAGCTTTGGAAAACTCTTTAACTAGAATGAATTCTGGTAGCAATAGAGTTTCAGGTGGAAATAAATTAAGTAATGATGTTTTAGATTACATAAACAACTCTACAGCAGTTACAATGTTTTTAAATACAAGATCAGCTTTATTGCAAACAATATCTTCTGCTAATTACATTAATTGGAGTTTTAACAACCCAGCTAAAGCAGGTGCAGCATTTGCAAATCAACCTCAATATTGGAAAGATTTTACAAAGCTAATAAATTCAGACTATTTAAAAGATAGACGTAATGGGCTTAAGCTTAATATAAACGAATCTGAAATAGCTGACGCAGCTAAAACCTCTAAGAACAAAGCAAAAGCAGCTTTAAACTATATTTTAGAAAAAGGATACGCACCAACTAAGTATGCTGATAGCTTTGCTATAGCTTCTGGAGGAGCTTTGTTTTACAGAAATAGAATTAAAGATCTAATCAAGAAAGAAGGCAAAACAGAAAAAGAAGCTGAGGAAATAGCAATGAAAGAATGGAGAGACGTTTCTGAATTATCTCAGCAATCTTCTGATCCTAGTAAAATATCCCAACAACAGTCAACTGATTTAGGTAGGGTTATTCTTCAATACGTTAATACTCCTATGCAGTATGCTCGTATGCAAAAAAGAGATATTCAAGACATTGCTAATAAAAGAAGAATACCTGGCAAAACTTTAGCTGAAAGTAACAGGATTAGAGTTTCTAGAATAGCTTATTACGGTTTTTTACAAAATATGATGTTTAATGGGTTGCAGCAAGGTGCTTTTGCATTAGGCTTTGGAGACGATGAAAGCGAAATGTCAACTAAACAAATAGAAGCAAGTGATAAGGATAAGGATAAGAAGTTATTTAAAGTAGCTAATGGAATGATTGATTCTCAACTAAGAGGCTTAGGACTAGGTGGAGTAACACTGCAAGTAATAAAGAATTTAGGTATAGATATATATGATAGATCTAAAAAAGATAATCCTGAATACTCAGAAGCTTATAAGAAATTGTTAGATTTTTCACCTTCAATAAAAAGTAAATTAACTAGGTTTCAAAGTGCTGCATATCCATTTGATAGTAAAAAGCGAAAAGAAGAAGTGTTTGAAAAAGGATTTAGCTTAGATAATCCAGCTTATGAATCTGCAGCTAAAGTTATAACAGCTACAACAAACTTTCCTTTAGATAGAATGTATAGAAAAGTAGAAAATTTAAAAGCCGCGGCTGAAGCTGATACGGAAGCTTGGCAAGCTGTAGCTTTATTATTAGGTTGGCCAGCTTGGCAAATTAAAAATCAAGAAAAAATACAACCTCCTAAATCTAGAAAAATAAAAATAAGATCCGGAGTTAAAGCTAAAAGTGGTAAAAAGAAAATAGTAATTAGATAGGGACAATAAAAATACTGGGCACCATACCCAAAGTTCCTGTAACCAAAAAGGGGAAGTCGTAAATGACCTCCCCTTTTATTATTTTAATCCTTGCAGTATTCGCAAGTACCGCCTAGACATAGTCCGCACATAACTTTACATTTTAAAATCTATAACTTAAACCAAACGCAACAAAGAATCCTCCAGTAGCTATTGCCATTGTATTAGGATTCATATTAAATCTCGGCGCGTTCTTGTGATGTACCATATAACCGGTCCCAGCTGTCATCATGCTAAGACCGGCAATTATTGTTAACTTTTTCATGTTATCTCACATGCTCCTCCTGCACAAGCTAATTCACCTGAAAGATCCGTTTCATCTTCAACTTCTACAATGTTGCTGAGATCAACTTCCTTTAAATGTTTCATAGCCATATCATAATATACTTTACCTATATCTTCAAAAGGTGCTTGAGTATAAGTGCCACCATCATAAGGTAATACAGATAAACCATTGTAATGTTCTCTGTTGTTCCACATCCATTCACCTGCTTTATCCCATTCATCTTGTTTAAGACTTACAGTTGCGGATACATTATGAGTGTTAGATCCTTTTCTATGACCAGGCTTAACCCATTCATTAGCAACTTTCTTTATACGTTCAAGTAAATCAAACGGTGATTCAGTTCTTATAATAGAACCTTTAGGTGCTTTTTGAGGTATACTAATTACTGCAGTATCATGAGGTCTGAAAAATTCATCTTCAACTAACTCAGGATGATTTTCTGATAAATACTTATACATAGATTCGTTTTTACCAACTCTGATCCTACGTGTATAATAATTAGCATGCCATGCATGAATACCAGATGAAGTTCCTAATGCCAGAGATGTCGTCCCAGCAGGCTTCACGGTTGTACATCTTGCAGCTGGATTAATACCAATGGCTTTCGCCGTCTTTGTATTCTCTCTTTTTACTATATTTGCAGCGGCCGTCATATCCAACTGCAGCACAGCGGCACTCCCGATCCCCGTCATTGATACACCGATAAGGGCGTCCTTCTCTGTCGTTTCTCTCCATACGTCTCTTAAATAATGAAAGTCAGTATAACCAGCTTGTAGTGTACCTATAAAGCTTGCTTTTCTAACTCTATCGTTAAAATCTTCTTGTGATTCAAGATCACTAGCATTTACCTCACATAAGTTACAAAACTGAAAAGGTCTTAATGCTATTTCACAACAAGGGTTTGTTCCCCAGTCTTTATCATTGTTAAAATATATACCAGGCTCACCTGATCCTGATAGCTCTACACGTTTCCACAGATCCATAAAAAACTCTTGAGTTACTTTATGTCTCATTAATACAGCTGAATTATTAGCTCTACCTCTTTGTGGATTAGTTTCCCACCAATTACCAGACTTAGCACTAATCATTTCACTGTCTTCAGCAGAAAACAAACTAATTAAAGCAGCACGTCTAATACCACCAGCTAAAACAGCATCGGCAATATGACATACAACATCATGAGCTTCTAATGTAGTGAGTGGTGTACCATCATCTTTAGCATCAAGTATACCTTTAATTTTTAGTATACACTCTTTTAGAGGTTGTGGTCCTGGAGCTTTACCACCAGACGTTACTAATTGAGCTCCCTTTGGTCTAATATCAGAAAAATCAAACTGTATGCTAGATGATCTCTTTTCGCCCATATAAGACTTCATAAGAACCTTAATAGCATCAGCCCAACCTTCAATACTATCACCAATTAAAAACCTTCTTATTCTTTTCTTGTAAGGTTTATTAACAGGTGGCATTTTCTTAACGTGGTGATTCTGTACTGAATAACCTACACCAGTTCCACCAAGCAGGAGAAACATAGTTTCGTGGAAGCTATCAATATGATCAATAGGTAGATAAGCGCAATTATACACGCGGTTAGGGCTAATTTCAATCGGTTTTCCTCCGAACTGAAGTGATCGCATAGACGGTAATATCTTTTTGCTATATACACTTTTGTATGCTTCCTCAATCTCATCTTTTAATTTTGGGTATTTTTTTATATGCATGTTTTTATTTCTTGTAACTAATTCATCCCAGGTTTCTCTACGATTTAATTCAGGTACAAATTTAGCGTACTTCATGTACACTGTTATATCACTTAGTATCTTGTTGCTTAACTCCATCTTGTTTTTCTTTTTCTATTTTTTCAGCTTCTTTTTTTAAGAACTCTATAGCTCTATCGTAGCCTGGTATTAATTTTACAGTTTCTAAAGTACCTATTGCAGTAGTACTAAGTATATTCATTTCATTTATCATTTGTTGCACAACTCTTGTTAATGCCGCAATTTTATTTTGCATCTCTAGCAAAGTACTTTCTTTCATATTTTATTAGTTCTTTATATTTTAAATATCCTTTTTGTTCTATACTCCAGTCTATAAACTTCTGAAGTTGTCGTTCAGCATACTTCCTTCTTGCTAGGTCTTTCTTTTCGAAAGAATTAAGTTCACGGTTTCTTCGCATTCCTTTTGGTTTTGAGGTTTATATAATGTAATGTTCGGTAAGTGTTTATGTACGTAAGCTTTAAATAACTTCCAGCGTATGGGAAAAGATTCATTAGCACGTCCCTTACATTCAATAATAAAGTCACTTCCGATAAAATCTGGAGTATACTTAATGTTAAGTATTTTTTTATTTCCTCTATTACGGTATTCACCTTTACCATTACCTTGTCGTTCATAAGCTTCTTGTTCGAAGTTAAAAGAAGGGACAAGCTCGTAAGTTTGTCCCTCATATTGTGCCTTCAGTTTAGCTTTTTTAAGAGCTATATACATATGCTTCTCAAGCCCTGATGCAAATTGTATTCCATCATGCTTAGTTTTTTTAGATCTTACCGGACCTTTCTTGCGGCTAAACCGGCGCGATCTTGTCATCCCAGTCTAGCTGTGCTGTTGATATTGCTCTTTCAAGATCCATCTGACCAGCATCACTAGGATGCGGTGGTCTGAAACTAGCTTTATTAGCCTCAGCTATAGCTTCATCAGCTAATTTATCAGCAAACTCTTCTTTAGCAGCTTGAATATAAAGAATAGCATCCATAAGCTCTTCTTGTATATCATTTAAATAGCCACCAAGATCTTTATGCTTACCAGTTCTTTCATCGTGTAATGTTCTGCCATACTTAGCGTAGCCAACATCTGATCTCGTAACGAACTTATCGCAGACTCTTTCTACAACAGGATCTCTGAATAATATAGTCTTACTTTTCATCTTTAACAAATGTTCCGTTAACCATCTTACCAGTTCTTTTAGATATAACCTTGTACGCAGCATCGATACAGTCTTCAATAGTTGTGCCACCAAGATGAGCTAGATTTGTAAGCACTACAACCATATCACCTATAGCATCTACAAACTCTTCATTATCATTTTTAAGTATAGCTCTACCTAGTTCACCAGATTCTTCCATTAGCTTACAGAACTGAGTTTTAGTATCGCCTTTAGTATAAAGACCTCTTTCACCAGCCCAGTCTCTTATAAGCTGGAACCTGTTGTCAGTCTTCATATACTCCATAGAACCATTTAGCGTAGCTCTTTTATTTAAAGTATCATAGTAAGCTTGGTAAGCATCTTCACCAAAAGGAAACTTAGGCGTGTTAAAGTACTTAGCAAAAGCTTTATTGTATACATAACATCTTTCTGTAGTATACATAGATGTCTTTACATTTTCCATTATCCATTTAATGGTATCCATATTAATCTCAAACTTACCGTGAGATGTTACCCATGACTTGCCCATGTCATCCATGAGTCTTCCTTTTAGTTTAGATACTGGTACTGGAAATGTTGAGGTTTGTTCGGTTGCGTTTATATTCATTGGTTTTGGTTTTATTTTATTTATATATAAATCTTTGTATTTTTGTCTATCAACCCTATAGCCGTAAGACTGTTGAAGTTCTAACTCGCGGTCGGATATATAATTTATATCTGTACTTTGTTCTAGAACTTCTACTTCGTCTAAGCTGTAACCCTGTTGGTCAACAACTCTGGATATAAGATCACGTGTAACACCTATTTTTTTACCCGGTATGTGGTATAAATAATAATTTATTTTATCCATATATTCTAGCCCTTTCTGTTAATGTATTTTTTTCAGGTAGCTGATCATCATAGATGTGTAAATTATGTGCAAAGTGGTAATAAGTACCCATTGCATATCCTGTTCTCTCTGACACTAGTTCTTGTAGTTTACTGAAACAATACTGATCAATACAGAAACCAAACCAGAGATCATTAGATCGCATAGTGACGCACATATTTAATTTATTATTAACAACTGTAAACTGTACAGCGTATGTGCATGGTGTATCATATTTATATTTAGATATTTCTTTACCATCATATATAGATACGGTAGCTCTTCTAGTTTTAGGATTATCTTTTAACATAGCTACAACTCTGTCTAGCTGATAACCTCTTTCCCATTGGTAACCATAATTAGAATTAACATTACCATTACCATCAGACATATCCTGCCATATCTTAGGTATCTTACCATATAGTTCACCAAGCTTTGCTGTTGATCTATTACCTGATAAGTACCATTGCCATTCAGCTTCTGCATATTCAACGTTGAAGTTTCTAGCTTCATTAGTTATCATGCGATCTGCAGGATTTTCAATAGTAAAACCTTGGTTAAACATGGTCATAGTATTATCAAATCTTTCTCCTTCGTATGGTATTACACCATAATAGAAGTTAAAAGCTTCATCTGCATTTTTAAATTTATTTTCTATCATTTACGTTTATTATAATAATGCCTATACATTTCAAATAATTTAGGCAGTATTTCATGTTTTCTATATTCTCCTGGGCTAATCATTTCTTTATTATTAGCTACAATACGTATTTTCCAAGCAGCGTTGTCAAAGCCAGGTCCTGCTGCTAGCATACCTATTTTAACACCGTGTTTTATACACCAAGAATAGGCTTCTTTATCTTCTTTTGTTTGCCTATACTCATCTAGCTTAACTGTTTTTGCCATACTTTATATTTTATATTAAATTTATCTAGTATAGCTTTATATATTCCTACAGTTTCTTCTACATATGTTTCATAGTCAATTCCATTAGCTGTTATAACATGCTTTATATTATAATCTACTGGTTTAGGCATTAGTCCCATGGCATCTTCTCATCTATTTCAGGCATTTCGTGTGGTACGAAGCAGCCAGACTTTGGTTCCCAAGTAAAGTGAGCCTCAGCTCCATTAATGCCTAAGTTTTGAAACTTACATTTTAATACTTTAACTTTAGTAGTCTTAGCATCGTAGTCTCTATGTACTAATAAACCGTGGTAACTAGCATCATACCATTCACCACCACCTTTTATATTATACATCGTAGGCTCTTCAATCTTACCATCTTGCCCTTTGTACATCTTAGTTGGGTGAGCTACAATAAATACTAACACATCATACTTCTTTGCAAAAGTCTCGATCTTAGTTAGATATTCCATTGTGTAACGGTTAACATCCTCTGTTTGGCAATCAGTGTCTCTAACTTTATTATATGGATCAATAACAAGGCATTTAATACCTTTACGTTTAACTAGCTCAGCGCCTTTACGTAATACTGATTCTAATGTATAACGTTCCATATCAATAAAGAAGAAGTTATCATTAACATGATTAGCTACTTGATTCCATTTATCACCACCAATATCACCTTTATCAGGCATATCACCCCATACTTTACGCATTAATTTATGTGCATGTAAATATGTTGGTGCATTTTCAGGAGATGCAAACGCTGTCTTCCAGCTATATTCTCTATTGTAACCTACAACCATTTGATCTACAAAGTCTGACTTACCTGAACTAGGAACACCTGTCACAGTTATAAACTGCTTAGTGTATGTAGAAAAGATGTTATCAAAGTTATGTAAACCAATTTGAAAACCACGTTTAAAACCATTACGAACAAAGTCTGTAACTTCATCTTCAATATCTCTAAATGTTGTAACGTTTTCAAGAGGTACAGGATGTGCTGTATCAATACGTGACATTAGCTCCTTAGTACCGTGCTTAGTTAAGTACTCATTAGCATCTTTGCAATCATCAAACGTAGTTATATAACATACCTCAGCACCAAGCCTACGTATAAGCTCTGCTTGTAAAGCTAAACCAGGTGGATCATCATCAACTGCAATGATTATCTTTTTCTTATCTTCAAAGTAATCAATACAGTTATCTAGATAATCTAGGTTGTTTGTATTTAATGTAGCACCGTTTGGCACTGACACAACTGGAGTGTAACCAGCTTCGTGTATAGCAAGTACATCCATTTCGCCTTCAACTATAACACAGGTGTCATGACCAACAACACTGTCTATATTGTAAAATACTTTTTCAGCTCCTTTATATAGCTTAAAGTTTTTACGACCATCTCTATATTTAACATTAGTTAGGTTTCCACCTACATAATAATTAAACTGAATAGTATTCTCGGGTTTACCGGTCTGTGGCATAAACTCTTTACCTTCACCTACACCAACCTCATCTAAGGTTTGTTTAGATATTCCCCTTGTTTTAAACCAATCAACCACTTTAGATTCAACTGGCCTATGTTTAACTTCAGGTATTACATACTCACGCTCAGCTCTGCCTTTACGTTTGAATGTATGTAACTGGAAAGATTTGTCACAGTTATGGCAAGTACCGATACCACGCTCCCAATCATAAGAAGAGCATTTAGCTTTCTTATTTTCAGGTTTCCTAGAAGACGAACACAGGGGACAAATCCCCTGCGTTTTTCCTACTTCTAAGCCGTGCTGATTAAAAGACTCAATTAAGAATCCATTTATTTCTTTATCTTCGACTTGCATTTATTTGATTTAATTAAAATGGTAGATCTGGATCAGCAGCTACCGCTTGTGGTTTATTGTTTTGTGGTTGAGCAGCTAAGTTACTATCGTATGGTACTTTTTCAGGGAATGTTCCGTTAGTCCATAAGACTTTAACATTACCTAAATATACCTTAGCTGTTTTAGCTTCTCTTTCTTCTTTTGTTTGTTCTATACACACAGGACCTTGATTGCCAAACTGGTCTGGCTCATCGTTTACTGTAATCGTAATAGGTAGGTATTTACCTTTCTTGCCTGTGATTATCTTTGATTTATCAATTGCATTTAAATTGATACTTGCTTTTATTATTCCTGCCATTTTATAGGGTTTTATTTATGAAGTAATTGTTAGGATCGAAATCCTTATTTTTAAAGAACAGATCATATATTTCTGATGCTTTTTCAACCTTATCAGAACCTGTCTGATAGAAGTTGTCTGAGCAGTCATAGATACCGATCTGACCTGTGTTCTTATCTATAGCCATGAATAACATATCATAGCCAAATAAGTTCTTATATACGAAAGCTTGTGAATCGTAGTTATATTTCTTTGCTGACCAATGAAACTTCTCTAAGTCTGCAGTTGTCTTTAAATCAATAACTAATTTTTCATTATGATTAACAATATCAGCTTTACCTTTCCACCAGTTGCCTGCCATTTCACAGACGCCTGGTACTTCGAAATCATTACCTTCTGAGTGTATAAGATCTCTGCAAACTTTATTATTCATCATCTTCTCAACTAATGCTTCTACTTTATCAACTTCATGTTGTAACAAGCAAACTTCGCCATTAGTTATTTCTTTATAAGCTTTCGTATTACGTGAGCTAGCTTCTACTATTTTAAAGTTCTTGATCTTATCTGGTTCAAGAATAGCAGTATGAAAATAGCCTCCTATAAGAAAATGAGGAAACTGTTCAGATGGCTTTTTAAAGTCTAATGGATTAGTCATCAGTGTTCTTATATCTGAATTAGATATAAAATTCCTGCCAAACTCACCATAATAATGCTCATCGTTCTTCAGCTTCTCTAGTATTTCTTTTGTATCTTTCATAATGTAGCTAATTCTTTCTCTTGCTCTTTTGTTAAACTATATTTAGATTTTATAGCGTCTAACTTACCACCGCTTTTAACATAGTCTTTAGCTTTAGATAATTGTTGCGCTGATATAATCGCTTTTTCAGTAATAGTTTGTTTTTTACCGTGTGTATTTGTAGCATCTGAATCTTGAGTATCATCAATCAAGAACAAATTACCTAGTGCATATTTCTTACCATAAGAACTAGCTGCACCATATCTTTGTGGCATTTGCATACCTTTCTGATCTAAATCAACACCAACTACAGCTCTAGATTTAATATCGTTTTTACCATCAGATAAAGACGCAGTTACCTGCATCACCGGAGGGTCAAAAGATATTAGTTCTTCATCAACTGTAACAGTTACATCTAACTCCTTTAAAAAGGGTTTTGTAGCTTCTAGGATGTCTTCAGCAGACCTGAAATAGTACTTGCCGAAAGAGTTAAATCTTGATTTCTTTGATTTAAACTCTGTTTGAATTTTGGTTAATTTTTGGTTTATTGTCATATATATATAATTACATATTTATTTATTAATTTACAGATAATCAAGCACTTGCGAGTGATCTACATTATCTATTAACTTGTTTACTGCTTGCTTTTTTAGCTCTGATACTCTTACGTATGCAGACACACCTTTAATCTCTAAACCTGCTGCTATATCATTAGCAGACCATTTCTTACCATCAAGGCCATAGCTCTTGTTTAAAACAAATACTTCATCAGAAGTTAAATGTTTGTTTAACAAACTTAATATATAAGCATTAAGCAGTATTTCATTGTAAGGATCTGATTTATCAGGTATTTGATAAACCATATTCTCATCTGATGGATTAGCATCGATACTTAAGAATATGCTATTAAAAAACATAGCAACCATCTTTTTATCTTTACCTCCATCTTTACGCATTTCATTTAGCTTGTGTTCAGGTATGCGCATTGTACCTCTGTTTCTATCTATCTCTCTACGTATTCCACCACGTATTCTTTTAGCTAAAAAAGATTTTAAAGTCTTTTCAATGTCTTCAGACTCTATTAACCTTGTTCTATCTATTTTATCTACAGCTTTACAAAGTTGTAAGCTACCTTCTTGTATTATATCATTAATAGACATAACACCCGACGCTTCTTGTGAAGTTGCAAACTTCCTAGCTATATTCTCTACTAAAGGTAAAAATATTATTTTAAGTTCTCTTGGAGTATAATCAATAAATCTTTTACTTTTTATATTCTCAATAGATATTTTAATATCTTCCTTGTACCTTACGTAGTTTTTTACATTATATTTTTTCATGTTGTCTATTTAATAACTCTTTTTCTCTTTTAAGTTCTTCACCCATGTTTCTATGTATTGTTCTAGCTGTGCAATTTAAAAGCTTAGCTAATTTATTAATTGTAATTTTACCTTGCTCATGCGTGTATAGCATTGCATCGTAAATATCGTCTTCATTAACACTTTTACCTTTACCAGCTATAGTACCTACAATACTTAGTTTCTCACTAGTACTTAAACCAGTACCATCTTTAAATACTATTTTACGTAATCTATTTTTAGGTGGTTGATCAAGATCTTCCATATAGACTTCATAAATCATATTGTTTAATATCTGTTCAGGAACTTCGAAAGTTATAAAGCAATTGTTTTCATAACATATATACTCAGATAAATTTCTAAACTCATCCATTGTTAATTTAGGATTTAAATACCATAAAGTTAATAGATGCCATTTTAATGACTTGTAACTATTAATTTTAGCCTTGGTATTAAACAATGAGTAATACCCATAAGTACCATCAGCATAATACCAACCCCAGTCGTAACTCGCTGTTGGATTGTCTGAAGAGTACTTACGGTACACTATCCTATTATTATTTAGATATGTTAAGTTACGGTGTGACATTAGCCCCTTACTCTATATCCTTAGACCCTAATGTCCCACTTTTTATCTGAGCCTCCAATGTTTTGAAGACCATATCTTCTGCTTCGATGTATTCTTGAAAAGAATTGAAAATTCTATTTGAAATATTCATAATGTTGTTTGTATTTTAATAATTTATCTCTTTTTGTATCATCGACGTAACCTGTTTTAATTGCCTCATTACATATTTCCATTTGTAATTCAGCCATTCTTTTTGCTACGTATCTTTTATGCCGGAAGCACCGGCGCTTGCTTATAAATTTTCTCATCTTTGTTCGCTACGTTATGTTTTTCTCCTATATAATAGTTCCAATAAGCTTTTACACTACATTCATCTTTAAATTCATCAGGCATACACTGAGGTGGTTGTTTAAAGCCATTATAATCTATACCAAATGGCTCTATTTTTAAAGCATCTTCACATTTAGTTATACTTAAATGCTTTTTATTATACCTTTTTGTATATTCTTCACCTAGCCCTATCATATGATCATATAACCAAAAGTAATGATCTATACTTTCTCTAACCCATTTAGTTGATGGGTGATTGTAATGAGCTTTTTTATAAGGTACATTTGCATTTTCATTGAAATGATGATGCGCTGTACAAAGCATTTGGGCTGATTCTAAGATCATTTTAACAACGTGTTTATTGTATTGTACCTTAGCAGCTACAACTGGATCTCTATGTAAATAAAATATATTCATCGTTCCCAGCTGTATTTAGTTTTATCTCTTATTTTATTTAGCTTATCAATTAGTTTGTAAGCAACGTCTTCACTGATCTCATCAGCATAAAACATATCATATATTAATCTTCTCATAATTCAGGGTATTCGTCTCTGCATTTGTCGCATATATCACAAAAAGTGTGATGTTCTTCTGTCATAAATTCACTGCACATTTCACAGTGATATAAATCGCTTTGCCATTCATTTTTCTTCAGCCAAGGCATATAGCTTATTGGATCACTCATAGTTACGTAAGCATTTGTAATGTGGATGTCTGTAGCTTCCAGCTTTTGTACGCTCGAAGTATGTAAATGTAGCTAGTTGGCCTACATATTGTGCTGCATTTTCTAGCATTTCAGCAAGAGCATCGTAGTCGTAGCCTTTACCAGGAGGACAACCGAACTCTACGCCTTCATCATCTTGCATAATAAATTTACCTAACGTTCCTTCACGCTTGCCTTTACCTGGAACAAAGTCAATAATAGTAGCTTCTGCATCGTGAAAGTCTTTAAACTTCATAAGATCCCATGATCTTGTACCTTTATACTTGCCAGATGGTGTTCTGTATATAGAACCTTCGTAACCTAATTTAAGGTTTTTAGCATGAAATCTTTGTGCGTCGTCAAAGTCTATAGCTAATCTAGTAGATGTAACTTCTAGTATAGAGCTGTTCATAAATGATGGTTCAGCTAGCAAGAACAAGTTTCTGTCTACATAAGTGGCTATTGTCATACTAGCTACGTCGTACATATGGTATTGCACTAGTTCTTTAGCTTCAGCTTTGTCAGCATCTGTTGGTTTTCTTTTCTTAACAAGAGATATAATCTTTTCAAAGTCATCTTTTAGTCCGTGGTTGT